GGCAGCGACAACACAGCAAAACAAGGCGGTCTGGAGGGCAAAGGTGAAACCGTTGCCCATCGTACTGACCATGTTAAGCTCAAGCGTCCCGTAATTAGGCACTTCAGTAACCGGTGAACGAACCTTTAACAACCAGTCGTTTACACGACGAGGAAGGAAAGACTCGAGCATCCGGAGACTGAGGCTGTCCGAAGCGGAAGACAAGTCAATCGTGACAAGTTCTCCGTGGACAGAGCCTTCATACGCTAGCGTTCGATTCACGTCAGGCTGCTTAGAGAGATCCACCTGAAAGAAACCTTTCAGGCGTTTCGCTATAAGTTCGCCAATGCCCAGCTGATAGAACATATTCAGCACGGGCTCAACGCAGATCGTTCGAGACACTTGTGTGTTCTTAGGGACGAAGCCAAAACGACTACCTGCTACTATAGCTGCGGACCCTAAAGCGCTTTTCCGACTTTCATCGGCATCGCGCCAAAGAGGGTACCTGGAGATATAGTCGACGTAGAGGTCGTAAAGACCAGAGCGAGTCGTAGACAAATCCGAATCAAAGAGCTTCGTGTAGAAGTCCTCTAGGTCCGGACCGATGGATGTACCTGGACCCACGTCGCCATTCGAAAGAATGTCGACGTGGTCACCTAGAATACAATCACCGTTATCGTAGATGAAGAACTTCTGCAGGTACCCTGAAAGGTACTGCATAAGAACAACATCCTCGAATGTCTGCGGTTCTCTCTGCCAAGCACCACAACGTAAATTAACGCTGAGGAACTTATCAAGCGCTGCACGGTTGGGTCCAGAAGCGTCAATACCGTCTTCGAATTTCTTGAAGAAGGTTGACGCGAGGACTTTCCGATTCACGATTGACAGGTTATCCCAAGGGTAGACAGTTAAGTCGTCACCATGGGCTAACCCGAGGTCTTGAAGCAGGTCTAAGTAAAGCAAGTCAGTGTTAATCACCTTCATGACTACTCCTCAGATGGCCAGTGAAGCCACTACCTAGTTCACGGGACGTACGGCCTCAGTGATCGCCGAGACGGCATCCAAAGCAGTCGTAACGAAGTTACGGCCGAAAAGGACGCAGATAACTGCGATTGAGACCCATGCGACCCTCGACCCGACACTCTTCGGCGAAGCCATTAGGCAACACCAGAGATTGTCGTATCGCCCAACCCAGCGCTCTGTTGATTCAGAGCGCCGAGGTGAAGGGACAAGGCAGCGCGAACGTTGGCCGAATCAGCCGTATCCGAGCCTGCAGGCACCTCGATAATCGTGGTGATCTGCATGTTCTTATACGCCTGGCCGGCCAGAGGCAACACACCCTTGCGGGTGATTACCTTATAAACGTTCATGGCGACACTGCTCAACTGACCGTTGGCGTTGAGTAAACCGAGAGACTTGAAAGTCTTCGGCCTCCAAAACGTAACGGTAAACGGAGCAGCCACCGAGTGCGCAACGACTCCAGTCTGCGTCCCGCCAAGCGCGGTGATAGCATGCTGTTT